CCAGCTCGTGCGCACTCGCACTGGTGCCTACCAGCAAGAAACCAGCCGCGCCCTGGACATGTCCGGGTCTGGCGTAATCATGCCCGAGAACTTCGAAGGCGATGATGAGTTGTCGCGCCTGTTCCATGACGCTGTTGCCGATGCTCGCTGCTCTTATGAGAAGCTTGTTGAAGCGGGCGCTCAACTGCAGGACGCACGTGCCGTGATTCCGTCCAACATGGAAACCAAAATCACCGCCAAGTTCAACCTGCGAACGCTCAGCGACATGGGCAAGAACCGCTTGTGCGCACGAACCCAGGGCGAGTTCCAAGATGCCTTCCGTGCCATGCGCGCGCTGGTCCTGGAGCAGCACCCGTGGGCCGATCCCCTCCTGCAGCCTGCCTGCGTCGCTACTGGCCAATGCGCCTTCCCTCGTTGGGGTGGTGCAAAGGTCGAGACGCGCCCAGGGTTTGTCGAGTACCAATGCAAGTTCTATCGTCGCTGGATGGATCTGGAAGCGCAGAAAGAAGAGTTGCGCCAGGTCTTCTGGTCGTCGTCCAAAGAGCAGGCCAACCCGGTCGCCAACAATGGGAAATCCATGTAATGTCTGAGCTGAAAAAGGACGTCAACGAACGTGCTCTTGAGCAAATCGCGCGCGGCATTGCCATCTTCGATCTTGATGGTACTATGTTTGACGATTCGGTACGTCGCCCACACCTCACCCCTAACGGTGGTGAAGATGCTTTGCGCGCATATTACAAAGGCGTAACGGACGATCCGTTGAATTCTGACGTTTTCGACATTGCCAAGCTTTGCATCGAATCGAACTTCCGAATGGTGTTCATGACTGGTCGTCCTGTGCACTACTGGGACAAGACGATCTGGCAGCTAAAGAAAGCATTCGGAAACGAATTCGAATCTGGCAAGGATTTTGAATTGGTTATGCGCCCGGCCCATAACAAGATGACATCGCCGGTGTTGAAGCGTGATATGACCAAGCGGCTCTTGGCAGGCTGTCCGCCTGGATCTAAAATCATCCTTGCGATCGATGATCGCTGGGATGTTTGCGATATGTTCAAAGAATTTACCCAATCCTTGATGGTAAGTGAAGACGGCAAATTCACCCAGGATAAAGAGGATATTGCGCAGCTTATCAAAAACCACGCCAGCCTTGCTAACATGGAAATGAAAGCCACCGCCCAGGGCCGCACCGCAGCCGACATCCTCACCCTGGGCGGCGAAACCTTCCGTGAGCGCAACAGCAACTACCGCGACAACGCCGTGCAGGTTGGCCAGGTTATGCAGGTTCTGTTCCCGAATGGCGTCACCTTGAAGACCCAGGCGGACCACCATTTCTACCATCTCTTTGAATTGATGGTGGTTAAGCTAACCCGCTTTGCCAACAGCGATCTGAAGCACGTCGATTCGATCCATGACCTTATGGTATATGCTGCGATGTGCGAAAACGTCATTGAACCCCACTCCATCAAAGTCCACTAAGGATATCTGAGGCATGAGCAAAGTAATTATCGTCACCGGCGCAGCCAGCGGCCTGGGACTAGAAATCTGCAAGGCTCTTAACGGCCTGCGCGGAATCGAAGTGGTTGGCGTTGACATCAACGGCGGGCAGTACGCCAATTATTGCTGCGATGTTGGAGACAGCAACGAGGTTGGCATGTTTGCCAGCCACATGATTGGCGAGATGCCGAGCCAGGATGAGGTCTTTGGCATCATCAACTGCGCCGGCATCAACTGCAACGAGTGGTTTGCTGACATCTGCGCCGAAAGCATGATGCGTGTCATGGGCGTCAACGCATTCTCGATGGTGCACATGGTTCAGCCTTTCCTCAAGCACCTACAGGCATCAGAAGGCTTCGTGTTGAATATCGTCTCCAACGCAGCCAACATGCCGATGACTTCAAGTCTGGCCTATAACGCCTCCAAGGCTGCTGCGCTGATGATCACCAAGCAGATGGCCCACGAGCTGACCAAGACTCACGGCATTACCGTGTTCTCTGTCAGCCCCAACAAGATTGCTGGCACCGGCATGTCCAAGCAGATCGAAGACAATGTGGTCAAGACCCGTGGCTGGACAAAGGAGTATGCGGCAGAGTACCAGCGCAAGTCCCTGATGCACGGCCTGGAATCGCCACCAGAAGGCATCGCCCAGTTCATTGCTGAGCTTATCACCAGCGGCAACTGGAAGTACATGTCAGGCTGTGACATTCCTTTCGGTAAGTAATTCAACTTTCAACTCTGGAGTAACTGAAATGCCTAAGTTCCAAATTCAACAAATCGCCGTATCCGTTCCGTATGCCAAGCGCGCCGAAGAGTTCCTGGCCAAGATCGGCCTCACCGAGTGGTTCCATGACCACGTTGTTGCTTCTGGCCAGGTCTTTTGCGAAGGCGGCACCAACGAGGCCGACCTGCGCTTTAACTACCAGGCTGGAAGCGGTTCCGATGCAGAAGCCGCAAAACCGCTTGAGTTGGAAATTCTGGACTACACCAGCGGTGACAACTGGATTTCCGCCAACATCGACAACGGCAATGCGCACCCAGAGCAGGTTTCGCACCTGGGCATGCACGTCACCGCCGAAGAGCTGCTGGAGTGGCGCGAGTTCATGGAAAGCGAAGGCGTTGGTGTAGCCCAGGAAGTCGTCACCCAGTCGCACACCAATCCGGCAATCAAGGATTCGCGCCGCTACAACTATGTGATCTTTGACACCCGAGAAATCATTGGTGTGGATCTGAAGTTCATCGTGCGACTGCCTTACGCGCCAGAGTGACCCGATTTGCGGCGCTGAGCGCAAGCCAGTAAGATAGAGCAGACGGCAGGCCAAGCGCTTGCCGTCTTCACATAGAATGTTCAGAAAGGAATATACATGATCATTGCTCCATTCGATACCGAGACAACGGGGTTGCCATTCCACCGTGATGCTGACATCGATAAGCAGCCGCGCATCATCGAGTTTGCAGGCCTTCTGACTGATGGCAAACAGAACTTCGACACTCTGGAGTTCATCTGCAATCCCC